GCCCATCCACTAGCTAAAAAGCTAGAAAGCCCTAGTAAACAAAACTAGGGGCCGACCAATCGATCACGGCGTGGCTTCACAGCCAAGGCCCGAGATCGTGCCACTGTCTAGCTCTACTATTCAGGAGTCTGAAGGAGGTACGATGAGTTGGGACCGTGTTACGTCCCACTAACGGATCTCCGTCAGGAGGTGCATCCTGAATCGCTTCTAGTAGAGCCAGGGGATTTTTGAGGTTGTACATCAAATTCAACCAATTACATGGAAGAACTGGTGTCCGAATCAAGAACCCCCCTGGTTTTACCGTTCCGCTATCGAAAGATGCGGAACGCCGAGACAAACGCCAGAGCTCAGCAAGGAAGTAGCCGGGCCCCTCGTCGACGTAAGTATTATTTACGGTGCCGTATTGCCTAAAGGAGTAACCCTCATGAGTAGAGTGTTTCCCCCGAAGGCGTGACGGAGTGGCTTCATCGAAGTTACTGATGAAACCACCATCTCCAAATCCATCCGGTATCCTCAGGCGCAAAGCCTTTGGCACCGAAAAGAGGAGGAGATCTGCTACCGAACGGAATCTTTCATCACAGCAAAGAACACCTTGCCGTTTTGCGAGCCGTCGAATAGCGTTATAGAGACGGTAAACCGTCTCTATACCGACGAGTGTATTACGAAAGTATACAGGCTTAATGTCTCGCCCGCGGTAATAGTGGGCCCCACAGCTTTCCCGGAAAGAACCAAGAGAATGTGATTTCTCAAAGTTCACGGAGAAGCCGTAGAATTCCACTAGCCGGGAGTAAAGCTCGAAGGCAGGTGACGGTAGAACAACATCGTCGCCATAGGTGCTAACCTGATTAGGGTCAGCTCCGACATAGTCGACACACGCAAGAGCACAAGCGTGGAAGATCAATGTCTCAAGCGGAAAAGTGAAGCCGTTCCCCATTGAGGAGAACTTCTCCCACTTCATCGCTTGACCCTCGAGCAAACCAAAATGAGATCGACAAGAATCCAATAGCCAAAACCACCGTGGAGGTAGTAACTCCTCAACGACGGCAGAGGAAATTGTATCGCTAGCAGATGAAAAATCGACAGTCGTAAGCTCTGATGTTTTACTACCAGAACGAGCGAGCTGCTGATTTCTCTCTTGATGGCGCAAGTCGACCCCAAACCCAAGTAAACGTCTACGTATCATTTCGCCAATAGACTTCTGGAACCAGAGATTGATTCCAGGCTCAATGGCGATAACACGGTCCGTAGATGCATCCTTGGGGACAGTTATGATCTTATTCCCTACCTGAAATGACGGGTAATCACTCCCACCACTCAGATGACTAAACCAATGAGGATAACTTGCCTCAAAAGTTTCGTTGGTGAATAGATCATAGAGGTCACGCGTTATTCCGGTTTCACACCGGAACTTCTGTTGTGGACTGGCGTTAAGTCTACGTATTAAAGTAGACGCACCAGGACCCCAATCAGGAGATTCAAAAAGTTCTGCCGCGTCAAAGTCGCCAAGGATTTGTGAGATTTTTCGCCTAACTGCATTGTGCAGCCAAACGAGGTCACCCCCAAACATGGGGTGGCCAGACACAGATCTAAAATGGCGGTTGACAACCTTACAGCGAAGTTCGGTTTCACGGAATTTCGCGATCGCGACGGCTTTCAGATCGAGGTCAGGGATGTTAAATCCCTTATACTTCGAAAGGAATTTCGACGCGAAGTAAGCGTCTCTAGTATCCTGCTCGTTAGAGTAGGAAAGAGGATTGAACTTGAGCTTTGCCAATTGGTCGTGCTCTCCAGAAGAGAACATGAGCCAAACGGTTAACGCTCTAGGACAATCGAGAGACTGCAGATACTCTTTGATCACCAAGTCGGTAAGACGAGGCTTTACACGGTATTTTCTGAAGCCGGTAAGGACTCCAGTACTACGGTGGGTAACACGCATAGTAACCATCCTTTCACCCAATAAAGGGTAGCGAATGAAGGTCAGTACGGGCGGTCGAAGTCCAAAAGGCAAGATCTCATCGGTGTTAGGGTGAGATCTGTCGGGACATCATCCGACGCATTGACCGACTGATGCAAGATCGAGATGAGAGTTGTGAGCATCGCGAGACGCTCCCAGCGCGCACCTCTTTCCGGAAACAGCCATTCGCCTTTGAAGATGTGGTCATACGCCTTCAGCGGAGCGGGTTGGATCCCGCTAGCTGTTGACGGAGACGTCTGCTCCAAAGTTGGGATGGCATGGACCAGAGTAATGCGATTTATGCGAGGCCCTTGTTGAAGGGGCCGGCGTACTTGCAACTCGATCCACGGATAACCGACCTGGATACCAGAAGATCGGTCAACCCACCGCGCAACACCAGGTCTGTCAGCGACATAACCTTCGGGGTCATACGTGTGAGTCACTCCTATCGTTGCGCTATTCGTTCGGACGTACGAAGCACCAGCGATAGTATGCTGGTCCAATGTGTCCGAGGAATTCGCAGGGCGATAGGTTTTCACTTGGCCAAAAGCCGACATGAAAATTTCCTCTAAAAAGATGGAAGAGATATGCTTGTACGTCGGGCAGAGTCAACGTCCGAAAGCAGATTTCAAAAGGGCTAAACCATTTAAGGTATGTCCTAGAGTAAATGGGTTCTTAAAGGTTGGAAAACCAAGGCTCGGAAAGTCGCTCAAACTTGAGCGATTTAACAAGATATGGTCTTCGCCTAGAGAACCAGTTTGCTTCCAGGACAAGTCCGGATTGAAAATGCCGTCGGGCCAACTTTGACCGACGTAATATCTCGAATAATCCATGCTACCTCTCGAGAAGGTTGTTTCACACCCATCAAGCAAAATAAGGCCTCCCCAAGAATCAAGAGATTCGAGGTAAGGCCCGATGGGCAGGAACCAATCGACTACGAAGGAGAACGGAAGAAGTTCCCATGCAAGACTCACGGGATTGGTAAAACCTGACTGAGACATGAAGGCATGAAAGTGGTCCTGTACCTTATAGCGAAGCCGAAACCGAGTCGTAGTCTGGATGTTCAAATTCCAGTTACCACAATTTGGTGGACTGCCCACACTATTCGGACTTAGGAAACCACTTTCCTTCCTTACAGAGGTCGCAGAAGCTGAAACAGAGCCCACAGATTTATCTTGGATTACCAAATTTCCAAGAGCCGTTATCGCGTAATGGATATCATTCAATAAGGGTTTCCACCCATATTGCATCTCTAGCCAATTTGTAGCCAGAGATTTGCTGCGAGTAGGACCTCTACTCGAAGGAAATCGATACCTAGGACTCGATGACCGCCATAGAAGATCCGCAGCCTTTGAAAAGTTTCCTTTCTTCAAGGCAAGAACAGACTGAGCGATACGACGGGCGTTTCCGCCGATCATGTCGAAAGTTTTGTTCAGAGTAGCGACCGTTTCAGAGAGATTTGCTGTCTCTCCAATAGCTCGCTGCTTGAGACGATCTATGGCCTTATTTCTCTGAGACGTGTTATGACTCATTGAAAAAGGTGGGCCGAAATCCCGAGCACCCAAACCAGTAAAATAGCTCCGGAAGCGCAATCGGGATAGATTCGGATCCGAGTGAACTACTCGTTCCTCACTATACCCATAATCGTACCTCCGAAACATATGTACTGTATGAGGGTTTACGGGTAACCGGTGTTTTCGTCGCAAAGCTTCAAAGTTTGGAGTCCGAAGGCCACTATACTCCCTATAGAACACAGTAACGGGGTCAAGACCTTTTAATTCGGTCAAGAGCCCGTCTATGAACCAATGGGGTACGTAGCCAGTAACGGATTCAGGACTAGGACGCGGAGGACGACCAACGGGTACTCGTATTACGGTCTTTCGTACTCTGGGTTTACCAGAGGACTTAACAGCTTCGCTGAAGCGATAACTCAGCGCAGACGCCACCACCCCCCCCTGAAAGCTTACCGTAGACGCTTGCGCGTTATACGAGAAGCCGACGGGAATACGAATGGTTAAAACTCGTCGCCTGAAGGCGAACCGACGATGCACCCGGACCCTAAGCTTCCTGGTAAAGGAGCGTGGGATCTGAACTTTGGTCACGTGCGGTAATTCCCGCAATTCTGTGATTGAGGCTCGTTTGCTGAGACGGTCAGTGACCGTAACAACAAATGGGTACTTCGTAAGGTCAGTCTTCACACGGTCAAGACTTAACACAGCGTTTAGAGTGTTAAGTTTGGCTTGAATCTCCGGCAAGACAGGTAGGGGGAAAGTCATTTGCCCCCCATCTGAACAGACGAAGCTGCAAGCTTGGCTTCGATTAACCTAATGAGTTCCACCGTGTGATTAACAAGGTGAATTAAGAGTAAAATGATGAGCATTCGGAGAACAAGGGAAACCAACGATCCAAAAGAACTCGGAACGAGGCCCCTTATTTTCTTCATGAAATCATCCATTACTCACCTCATAGGTTATCTAGAGGGCGGTAAGCCCTCGGCCTAGTAGAAATTTACTAGGTTCCAAGACATCCCTCTTCAATGCGTAAAATGGTCATCGTTAATTAGCTGGAAACGGCTAGGAACGACACCATTGAACCAACCGAGGAGTTCCAAGATCTCGTCCCAGTTAGCAGTGATCGCCAAGTCAGAGACAGCGGATTCCAACCCGCTGAAACCAAGATAGCCGCCATCTAAGTCGATGGCTAAGCCAGTCATGATAGCTTTGACATGACGGAATAGGTGACCAAGGGGCATGGTACGAAGAGTACGAATACTCTTAATATCTTGACTCTTATAGTCAATAAACTCCGCCGAAACAAACCATTCTTCCCACATATTCCCCATAATCGGAAGATTCAAATCAAAGAAATGATTCTCCCGAGAATGAATAGAATTGTAAAGAGAATGTACAGCGACTGCCAAATGTAGACGAGTCATAGAACCTCCAAAGGTTAGACGCAAAGGAGACGGG